AGAAGAAAACCGTCCGGTCACAGTGCCCCCGTCATCAGATCGAAGCTGGTGGAACTCGCAATGGATGCGGCCCTTGTGCTCGTGGCGCAGGATGCTTTCGACAAACGTGCTACTGGCCTTGTCCAATTCACGCAAGCGCACCAGTTGCTGGCACATTTCATGCGGATGGGAGGACAGATACTGCTTGGTAAAGGACGGAGCGCCCGCATCCGTTGTTGGGTATTGCAGGTTCAGCGCCTCGAACATCTTCTGGACTGAGGCCGAGGCCCACGGCTGGATGTCTACGCCTGTCTTGTCTTTGATATTCTTGTGGACCTGCTTGGCTTTCCCTTCCAGATCCTTCTTAACCCGAGCGGCTTTGTCCAGATCCACGCGCACACCCTTGGCTCGCATGTCCAGCATCATAGGAATTAGGCTGGTTTCAAGCTCGAAGATATGCCCGAGCTCATCTTTGCTGAGTTCGATCTGAAGATACTCCCAGAGTTTGAGCGTCATCAAAGCGTCCTGCTCGGCATACGCACCAACAAACTTGGGCGGCAGCTTCCACATGTCGGCCTTGGGATCAATGCCCCAGTCCTTTGCCGCAGCCCGCAGCATCCGCTCGTCCTTGCGCATGTCGATATAATCACGGCCCAGATTGTTGAGGCTGTAGGAAAACCTGTTCTCGTTTACCAGAGGCGCAGCAATCATCGTATCGATTAGCTTTCCTTGCACCTCGACCCCCTCGGCCCGCAGCCAACCCGCATCGTAGGTCGCGTTGTGCATAACCTTCTGGATGTCCGGAGTTGCCATCTGCTTTTTAAACCAGCGCATGGTCATGTCCGGATCGAGATTGTGCCCGTTCTGGTGGCGGATCGGAAAGTATCCCTTGTAATCCCCCGCAGCCACGGCAATCCCCACGATGTTGCCATCGTTGCGGGCCCAGCCCGGACCCAAGGTTTGAATGTTTGGATCTCTTGTTTCCAGATCCACGGCGATAGACTTGTAGCCCCGCAGGTCAGGGTACTCGGATGGAATGTTCCAATCCGGATCAAGGCTTTCACCTAGCTCCATGCGAGCAACCAGATCCACAGTCTTCTTGTCTTTTCTATCCCTTGCCATTGCCATTTGGAACCTTTCCAATGAACAGGTTTAACCGCTCTTGTATTTCGTTTTCACGATCCCCGCACTCAGAGCCCAACGCGCTATAGCCAACCTTATCCACCCATCCATCTGCGGAATCCAAGTTGTGCAGTAGCCTTGCTGTTTTCATCCAGTCGAGCATCAAAGCAACATGCTGCGGCGTGATGTACCCGTTGGTGCACTGCGCTTCCTTCACAATAAGATTCCAACCATCGGCAATCCGCGTGAAGTTATCGTATGCGTCACCATAATCCTTGGCCCTCTGACCATTGATCGCGGTCTTTGCAGTCTTTAAAACCTCATCCCTCTTCATCGGTATCCTCCTCTGGATAGTAAACTAAAACAAAACTTCCACACTCTGGGCACGAAAGGTTTGTCACCATTAAAAACTCTTCGGGTCCGTCATCACAGTCGTGATCCCCACCCCAGATTAATTCTGTTTTACAATGCCAGCAGTTCAATGATTAACTCCCTCATATCCTGCCACAACAAACGTTTCGCTCTCCGCATCCCAAGTAAAACGCACGGCGTCGATGTCCTCATCCTTTGTAATGTCTGAGACGGGTTTCCGCATCTCAAGCTTGGTCATCTCGTGCCATTCTTCCAAAGTTATTTTTTTATCTTTCATAGATCGTACCTATGCCTTTCGTCGGAATCGATTATGCACAACCGATTCTTCGTTCTGGTTATACCAACGTACATGGCTCGGTGCTCGTCATCCGGAAAATCCGTATTCACACAAGCCCATGTGCTGCCCAAAGACACGGCGCAGTTATCATCCTCGCCGCCCTTCATCCCGTGGAACGTGGACACCTTTAACCGAGGCGTGGCTAGGATGTCCTCTCCGCGCCGCTCAATGGCCCTAATGTAGTTTCGCATGTCCTTGCCCATGTTCGCCACATCAAACGCCTCACGCTCCAGCGGAGCCTTCATCCCGAACTCCGCAACCAACATGTCATAGGTCAACATCGCGTCCGGACTGGCCGCTTCAAGCAGCTTCTTCGAACCTCGCTTCACAACCGCATAGTCCCCCTGCTTTGGAACGTTGTCATACAACTGGCAAACCAGTCGGTATGGCAGAGCCTCCCCCTGCTGCAACGTGCGCCATGAGGAGATCACTGAGGCCAGCTTTTCACTAACGCTGGACCTTCCCTTGGTAGAGTATAGAAACCCGTCTCTGCGGAGCTCGTGGGCCCAGTCATGCATCTTCTTGTTTGTGCGAGTCATCAAGGTCCACGAACCTTGGGTCAAGTCCAGATGGTGGTTGCTCGACAGGTACTGAATTTGCCCCTCTCGATCTGTCGGACTGAACTGCTTGGGCATCCGGTTCTCGATCCGCTTTACAATCTGCCACGAAAGATCATGCACCCGCTTGGGCATACGATAACTCTGGGTAAGAACACGGCGGTTCTCCGAAGCATGGAGAAACAAACTTACGTCAACCCCCGTCCATCTGTGGATCGCCTGATCGTCGTCCCCTGCCAGAATAACACGGCCACAATTCTCCGAGATCTTTCGCACCATGGTCCACTGTAACGGCGTGAGATCCTGTGCCTCATCCACAATAAACAAATCCAAGTATGGCGACTCAACCATCTCGATATACTTATCGATCTGATCCACGAAATCCATCTTGTTCATGCCCGCCTTGTAGTTTTCCAACGCAGCATCGAACCGTTTCAACTGAGCAAAGTTCAGCGCGTAACTGCCATGCTCGTTGTACTCCTGCTCCAAGGAAATCATCCGGTGTCGTGCTCGCATCTGAAGCTGCGCATACAAATCGCCCTTCTCCAAACCCGGAGGAATGGTAAGACCATCATCCATCGACACGGTGCTCGTGCCCGTGAACTTCAAGCCCAAATCCAAACCTAGTATGGCCCAGTCTTCCGCGCTCATCATGTCCGTTGTTTGCAGACCAAGCCCGCGAAACCCAAGCGAGTTCAACGTGCGGAAATATGGAAGTTCCTTGCTGGACAAACCAAACTTGGAACCCGCCCGCGTCACCGCTTCCTGAACCGCCTTCTTCGTAAACGAACAGTAACCAATCCGGCTGGGATGCGTACCCCGAGCAAGCTCGTCCTCAACCTCTTGGATCAGCGTGTATGTCTTGCCGCAACCGGGCGGACCAAAGATTAACTCAGAATTCGGGATCATGTGTCTGTCCTTTCTGATTTTCCAACCACGTTAAGATTTCAATCTCGCTCCAACGCGAGGACGATCTCTTCTTATCGCCCAGCTTGTATGGCGCAGGAAACTCCCCAGCCTGCGTCCACTTATACACCGCCGACACTGACACGTTCAGCAGCTTGGCAACTTGGTCCACCTTTAACAGCGTATCATTAGAATGGGATTTCATATTTCGGCTCCTCTAGTTCTACCTCTGAGTCATCAAACGCAGGCACCCACCACACTCTCAGTGTGCTGCGCTTACCGTTGTCCCTGCGTATCGCGTGATGCCCAAAGCAATCATCCGTATCGTTTAATTTCTTTATGTGATCCTGTACCTGCGCCCTCGTGTACTGGGTAAACCCACGGTTCTTCAGATACTCCATCAACCCCTCGATCTTGAACTTCGTGTATCCGTTCTCGGTCCACGGCTTGTTCAACTCCATTTCCTCCGGAGACATAGCCCTGATCCGACTGGTGCAGAACGAACGCAGATGCTCCTTGAACTGTCCGCTAAACGTCAACTCCTCCGGAACATCGAGCTTCGTAGCAGTCGCCATCATCCCGTTGATAACCTGCTGCCAATCCGAAGCCTTGGGCGTGGGCGGCATCATATCAATCTGCTCCATACAAGCCCGCTGCCAGAGCGACGGATGCTGTAGCTGATCCGTAGCCAGAACCACACGCTTGCCATTTACATCCATGAAATACAGCCGAGGCTCAGACAACATAATCGTAAGCCCGCCGATCTGTGGCGTGTCAGGCGCATCGCTGCCAATCCCGTACTGCCTGCTGCGGCACATGTTCTTGTTACAGAAATCTTTCAACGGGCACTGATCGCACTGGTAGTAATACTCTTTGCGCGTCAAAGACTTTTGCAACTGCACCATCTCATCCGCTGGCAGCGGAGGCTCGCACAATATGCGATTGTATTCCTCGTGATGATCCTTCCAATCATCAGGCCATTTGTTCCTGCAATACACACCAACATTAAACATCGTAATGTTTCGGTACTCGGTCACTGGACCTTGGCTCGATATCGTTTCGAGGCAGTACGGCCCGTCCGTGAAATGCTTTCGATCCCCGCCGAACTGCAAAGCAGACAGCTTGGACATCGAGATGCGCCCCTTCTCCGCCCGATCCAAGAACTTATCCAACGTCATGGCCTTGTTCTTTTTATCGAGGCAGTACCGCATCGTTTCTTCCGCATTGAAATACGGCAGGTTTATAAAGTTCCCAAGATCCCCCTCGCTATCGAGGATCGTATCCTGCTTGGGAAACACCTCACAACCAGAGTGCCCAAGCGCCGCAGCCATCTCTTCGAGGATCTCTCGAACAATCGAAGCAGGCTCCCACTCTTCCAAGAACAAATACAAATGGGCACCGCCCGACTTCGAGCGGCAATGAAACAACGGCAGCTTCAACTGCGTAATCTTTTTATTAAGCGCAGCGTGGTCCAAGTCATAGACATCGATATCCAACGTCCCAAACTTGCACACGTTACCAGCCTTGATCGGGATGGCACCCACCCCCTGCTGGCCGCCGATATGCGCTTGCATCTTTTCAACTGTTAGCGGCTCGCGGATAACAAAAGATTTGGCCTCAGTCTTTCCGTTGCGACCCACTGGTCCAACGTTCGTCCTGCCATGTCCCTTTTCTGATCCCTCAAAAACCGCCAGCATTCTTTCTGCTGCTGACATACTTTACTCCTAAGCGAATGGTGGGGAGAGCAGATGTCCCGTCCGCTCCCCCCGAGCTACATCAAAACGGGATTTCATCATCCTTCACAGGAGCAGATGTCCCGCCTGCTCCCTCTTCTGACATAGCTTTCACTTCACCCGCTTGGATGGAGTCTCGGAATGCTTTCGCTTCCATAAGAAGATCTCGGTTATCAACCAACCCAACCTTCTCTACTTGGTAATTGTTCCACGTTCCTTGGTCATTGCTTTCCTCGACCGTAGACAACTTCCAGATCGTTGCGAACACCGGAGGTGTAGCCATGCTACCGTCTGGACGTTGGATCTTTTGCATTGCAATCTGCGTCTTCCAACGACGGCTTACCTTTAGCTGCGTGGATTTCATATCCACAACCGCTGGCTGGAAAGACCCGTCATCCTCGACCACAAGACAGTAATGCTGATCCGACTTCACAAGCTCGTTACCGTTGGACAAAAGCTCCTTCGAGCCAACCCGTGTAGTCTGCGCAATCGCTGGATCATTCGCGGCAAGCTCACCACGAAACCCGCCGCCCATATCCCGAGGCGTGAACTCCAGATACTTGGTGGTTTGGAAACATGGGATGATGTTCACCCCGTCCTCGCCATCCCAAGACTGCATGGTGACGTTGTTGAACATGTCCCCCTGCTCGGCACCCTCGATGTACTCCGCTTTCTTCTTGTTCAACTGCGGAGACAGGGCTTGCAGCACACGAATGAATGGAATCTGCATCTCGGAACTATCGAAGGACGCACCCTCGCCAGCCATGCCAAAGATGTCATCCATTACATCCGTTGAAACATCCGTTTTCTTCTTCTTTGCAACTGCATTAGCCATTATGATTTCCTCCGTATCTCAGCCGCGTTTGCGATAAATGCCCCGAACATATCGAGGTCGATTGGTTTGCCATCCGTCACACGTTCCTTGATGAACGCTTTTAATGTGGACGGGTGGACATGGGTCTTGGTTTTGGGATCGAACCCACGCTGTTCGAGCAGACCCACGACATCTCCAGCGAGATTGTCCTGACCCTTGCCGAACGAACAGGTTACATCGTTCTTGATTATGTCATCAAGACCATGCTGGCGCAGCCATTCGAACGCCTCTTCTTTCCGAGCCACAGGAATAGATGCGTGTACCATCATCTTCCGCGCCACGGTCAGGCCCTCTACGTCTACGCGCTCCACCCCCATCTCATCCATAACGGCTGGGATGTTTTCCACAGAGAGCTTGTGCTTCTCTTGCTTCAATGTCTTGAGGTGGCTTTCAGCATCCTCGATCTGCATTTCTACAGAGCGAAGCTGTTTTACCAAGCTGCTGAGAGTTTTTCCGGTTTCAGTATTGACTGAGCTCAACGCACCGGACTCGTCGAACATGTCTTCAAAGATATCCATCAAAAAGTTTCTCCTCTTCAGGTTAAGATGGGTTGATACATGTGTATCGATTACATATATATACACAAGATGGAGGATTGCAATGGCAGATACAAACTTTTTTAAAACAAAACCATTCGAGCATCAGAGCGAGGCGCTGCATGTTGGATGGAACCTGCCCGAGTTCGGGTACTTTATGGAGATGGGAACAGGCAAATCAAAAGTTCTGATCGACAACCTTGGAATGCTGTACCAAAGCGAGCAGATAGATTTCGCTCTGATCATCGCACCCAAAGGCGTCTATCGAAACTGGGTTGCCAAAGAAATCCCAGAGCATATGTCCGAGCAAGTGCCGCATCGCGTCATCCGATGGGTGTCCGGACCCAATAAGAAACAAGCCGAGGAGATGCGCTCCGTTAAAGATAAGTTCGAGGGCCTGACTATCTTCGTGATGAACGTCGAATCGTTCTCCACGGTCCGTGGTCAGAAGGCTGGGCAGTGGTTGTCTCGTGCGTTTGGGCCAAAGGGTATGATTGCAATCGACGAAAGCACGACGATTAAAAACCCCAAGGCCAAACGCACCAAGAACCTAATCAAGATTGCAGACGGGTTCAAGTTCAGAAGACTCTTGACAGGCTCTCCCGTTACAAAAAGCCCCATGGATATCTTCGCGCAGTTCGAGTTCCTGCGCCAAGGGCTGCTCGGCTTCGAAAGTTTCTATGGATTCCAAGGCCGATACGCCATCATGAACAAGGTTAAGATGGGCGCTGCCGCGTTTAACCAAATCGTCGGCTTTCGAAACCTCGATGACCTCAACAACCGAGTGGATCGATACACGTTCCGCGTGTTAAAAAAAGATTGCCTCGACCTACCCGAGAAAATCTACACATCCCGGTATGTCGGACTCACCCAGGACCAGCATAAGATGTACCAACAGATCAAGGAACATGCTATGGTTGTATTGGGTGACATGGACTTCGTTACTGCGCCCATGGTCATCACCCAACTGCTCAGATTGCAGCAGGTTTTGTGTGGGCATCTCAAAACAGATGACGGGCACACCGTTACATTTCCCTCGAAGCGCATGGATGCGCTGCTCGAAGTGATCGAAGAGCACGATGGCAAGGCAATCATCTGGTCGCGCTTCCGTCATGACATCCAACAGATCGTCGAAAACCTAAACAAGGTCCACGGCGAGGGATGCGCCGCCGCATACTACGGCGATACGTCCGACGATGAACGCCAAAGGATCGTCGAGGACTTCCAAAAGCCACACTCCCGCCTGAAATACTTCGTCGGGAACCCCGCAACCGCAGGGTATGGCATCACATTGACCGAAGCTAACCTCGTGGTGTACTATGCAAACGACTTTAACCTCGAAACTCGGATCCAATCAGAGGATCGAGCGCACAGGATTGGTCAAAAGAATAACGTGACCTACGTTGATCTGATATCAGAGGGAACAATCGATGAGAAAATCGTGAAAGCCCTTCGAGCAAAGATCGATATCGGAGCAAAGGTACTAGGAGAAGAGGCAAGACAATGGCTGACTTTGACGCCACCGAAGTAACCGAATGCATCGTGGATCGAAAGAAAGGGATGCGTACCCGAGATACCGCGGGAGCCGAGATCGCTCGGCTCACGGGCCTCGATCTGGATGTAGCCAAAGCCCTGACCGATGGATGGTCAGGCAAAAACATCTCACAAATCCGAAGCTGGACATACGAAAACGAAGGCTGTCGTAAAAATCGTGAAGCCAGACTTGGCAAGGTTTCTATATAGTATATAATGAAACGGGAAAAGATACACTGCCTCTCCCGCAAATGGGAGAAGGCCCTGCGAAAGCAGCAGAAGGCAAAGGAAAAAACAAATGCTAGACGAAACACAAAACGTGAAGTGGAAGACAGTCGCTATTCTTCCCGAGGATCATGACCGACTGCGACAACTCTCGAAGAGAGAGCATCGCGCCCTGTCAAAACAAATATCCTACATGATTAAAAAAGAGTTTGAAAAAGATCCGGAATCCAGTAAACTCTGAACACTGCTCGATAGGCCCACGCCTGTGGCCTTATCTGCCCTCATAAACTAAAAGGGAGCCTCTCGGCTCCCTCTTTTTTTATTCCACCGCAAACGCCGTGATGTTCTTCGAATACAAATTAAACGTAGATTTCTTCGTGTAATTCGGAGCCCAAACCGAAGCCTTGCATATCGACCCTATCGAATGCAAACCATCACACGAATACAAAACCTCGTTGTGACCAATGTCCAACTCCAACTCCTCCATGATCTCGTTGACCGTAAAGTAATCGTCCGGATTCCCCTCCAACAATTCCAACACACGCTCCTGCAACGTCGGCTCATCAGGCTCAGGCTCAACCTCCGGTTCAATGTCCTCAATAACCGAATCAAAACCCTTCAACCGATCAATCCGAATGGCCTTGTACGGCGTGTTCGGATTCCCAAAGTTATTAGGAACAACAATCGCCTTCACAATATCTCCAACATCAATCCCCGTTCCTTCGAGCAAATGATTGCTGATGAATATATCGCACTCCTCCCGCTGACATAATCCAAAACCAGCGCCGCCATTAGGAATGATGTTCGTAATAATTAACTCGCGTGTATCAATGTGCATAGTAGCTACCTTCCGTTTGCTTTTCATGTAATTCCAATCCTTTCTTCCTCGCGTCATCTAAAAACTTCTCAAGATCTTCCTCCTCAATCATGCCCGCAGCTATCGCCGTAAACCGCAGCAAGATCGAATATGTACACACAACCGGATCATAGCCCTGCGACTGCCACGACATGATCAACTCATTAACATCCTTGGACATCTCTGCCCCCTGCTCAAAACTTTGGCTCATATAATTCTCCTTTCGACTCCTTCAGTTTTAAATACTCCAACTCCTCAACAAGCGCCTCGATCCTCGGGTCAGATGTCTCCTCCCACAAAATATCGTCAATCTCCTTGTTCAAATCCTTAATCAACTTCTTGATACTCGTCAGTCTCGGGTCCATCCTCGCTCCTCGGTAAATTGTATCTCGATTTAATCTGGCGCAGCGACTTAACCGTCGTGCCCATGATATCCGCAGCATCGTTCAAACTAATCTCTCGATGCAACAAATTGTTTAATACCGAAGCAACTTTGGACAGCGGCAACTTCGGACGCCCACCCTTGTTCACAGACGTATGCTTCGTGAACCCGTTCAACGCACTGTTGCTTATCCCACCGTTCCAACGCGGATTGTCCGCCTTGTCCTTAATGTTCTGCGCCAACCATGCCTGACGATAAATGTCCTCATACTTATCACGCTTGTATGTGTTCATATCTGCTTACCAATCTCCCGAAGGTTGCTAACGTAAGTATCCAACTCCTCACGCGCCGCAAACAATTCACGCTGCACATTGGGCCTTGCGTCTCTGCGGTAACGCTCCTCCTGCAACGCATCGACCTGACGTTTCAGCCACCGCAACTGCGCTGCCTGAAACTTCGTTAGCTCCTGATCACCCACTGCGCTTCCTCCATGTGTCACAGGACACAGCGCCGCCCGTTGCCGCCTCAATCTTCAACGCATGATCAACCGTAGGCAACGCCTTCCCCAACATCCAACGCGATAACGTAGGCTGAGAAACATCCAAGCGCCTGCTGAACTCAAGCGCCGACAGGCCGCTGTCTCGCAACCACTCGCGCAAAGCAACGCCCTTCGAAGGCTTGGGATCAACCGCAGGACACCGATCGTTCCACCGAGCGTTCACCCCCAAATTATAAATGCACTCATCCCTAAACTTTTTAGGATCCTCGCCGTTTATAATATCATCTAAACGATCAGCGACGTAAAACATGCAAACCCTATTATCCATTCTACCAGTCCTTTCCAAAAACTTTTCTAAAGATTTCATCCAACATTTCTTCCAACTCCCTACTCGTCATTACACACACTCCTCACAAACCAACGCAGCATCACCGCGAACCGATGTCACCCACTCACCACACGCACACAATCGCTCCACCTCTCCAAGACCACCACACGCAGAACAATCCTCCAACACCCCGTCAATAACCCCTACATCACGACCAAAACCATGCGGGCGCACAACATCAACCTCAACCATTCCCGAACCTCGACACTCGCTACACGCATCCATAATCGGCGTCTCCATCGCCTCAATCAACATATTCTTAATCTTGCCCATTACTCACCCTCCTCCGTAAAATCACAGGTAATAACCATCTCCATGCCCCACTCGTCGGACGGCGTAAGAATTAACGCCATCTTATCCGCAGCCTCCCAACACCGAGCGACAAACGCATCCGTATTCAACATGTATGAGGCATCGCGAGGAACAATTAACTCCGCCACTGGCGCACGATCCTCGTCCCAAATTTTGATCTTGGCTTTCATAGCTCCTCCTCCAACAGTTTATAAATAATCGACCCTACGTCCTCGTAATCGTCCAACGTGCCCCAGTTCACTTCCATGTCAGTGTGACCAAAATCCGCGTCCATCTCACGCATCTTCACAACCGCGTTCAATAACGTCTTAGCAGGCATCGTAAATGGAACCGCGCCGCACTCATCCTCATACCAACCGTTTAACTCTCGCATGCCGCATCCTCCTCCACAGTAATTTCAAAATCATAAGTATCTTCCCCGCTCGGGTTACAATCCCAGATGCGATCTTCTAACGCCATGCGCCGTGCCTCCTCCTCGCTCTCAGCCTCCTCGTAAAAAACGTTCCGCTGCTCAACTACAACACGCCACCGCTTGGTCCTCGGCTCGTCAGTGATGTCATTGTAATTTTCCAGAACCCTCCAACCCGTATGCGAGGCAATCCCCGCAACCGAAAACTCCACAAAAACACACAACTTTATATCACCACCAAACATGCGAGCAGTCTTTTCCGCCGTGCAAAAATGATCCCGAATAACAGACGCACTGTATTCCGCAATCCCATTGTCCAATGAAACCACCGTACCATCATACATGCTCCAATCCCCTCGGTGCACACCAATATTCAGTATCTCCTGATCAAATAAATATGCCATCAGTCTAACATCGCCTCCCCAGTAAGCAGTAACGCTGGACCCACAATATACCGACCCGTCATGCCACTGGCCGTCTCATTAAAAGGTAAACCCAACAACAACCCCTCCTCGTTCACAATCAACTGCTTCTCACCATCGTCGATCACAATCTCAATCAAACCACCAACAATAGCCTGAGCCTCCTCCAAAGATGGCCGCTCGGCCCGTATCTCAATATCCCGAATCATCACTCATCCTCCTCATCGCGCAAATCTTCCACAATCTTTAACGCTTGTTCCAATTCGTGCGGGTTTCCATTCATCGCTTCTTGTATTGCAAAGCTAATCCAATCTAGTTTTTGATATTTGTTTAACTCTCGCATCACTCATCCTCCTCATAATGCGAAGCAAGCTCCGCGTAATCAATCTCACCCAAAGCGCAGTTCATCATGTCACGAACAAAACCACTCTCATCCTCAAAACGATACATCATCTGATCAACCAAAGCCTCAATGTGCTCAGGCGTGATCATAGCACCCTCCTCCTTGTCAGCGTCCAAAACATCGCCCAACCACAACTGAACCAACCAAGTTTCCTTATTACTCCAACCGTTATAAGACATCACACTCTCCCATATAAAATATTATGCAAATCAACAGGCTTGCTTTTGTCCAACTTAAAATCAGACGTATAATAGCCATGAATCTTACGACCCTTGAATACAATAATCTCAGTCACCGGAACACGGTCCTTGAACATCTCACGATTGCGGAAGTACCGCGACCGTAGGGCCTTGATCGTTTTCAAAGTGGGGCTCAACAGGACAGTGCCGTCCTCGCATATAGCGTTGTATGAATACATATCACTCGCCCCCCATCGTGTGAGACAACGTTACCATCGCACTCGTCTCAGGATTGCCGCGACCCTCAATAAACGTATACTCCAACACATCACACGCAAGCACACCAAAACAAGTGGCGTCGTGATACTTCATAAATCCACGCTCCTCGCTGCACGAAACAGGCTCGGACGAACCGTGCTCCTTGAGCATATAGGCGCAGAAATCTTGGAATTGCTTGTCATCCTCATAGGATTCAAAGGCACTGGTGTCATCGTAGAACAGCGCAGTGGCCCAAAAGGCAGGTAAATTATAGGTGACTGTCGTCATATCGATACTCCTAGATTGAATTGAATGAATAGGTATGTAAGAAGTTATATAGGATAACTAATGTTTACTTCAACCCCCTGTATACAGTTTTTTGACCCCCCTCTCTGTTTTTTTTTTTTTTCAAAACACGTTTTTG